TACCAAACCGTTATCAAAAAATAAGCTCTCGTCATTGACGGCTATTTTAGAAAAATGTACTGGTAAAAAATTTACTTTTCTTTTCTTACAAATACTCAATGGGTTAAGTTTCATGATAATATTTAAATCAGACAGGATTTAATTGTTTAAATCTTGAGCAAATCTCTTGGCCATAGCTTTGTTTGAGCCAAGTTTTTGAACATCTCCGGAAAATAAGTATAACTCAAATGCAGCTATTTCGGACAGCACAGTTATTCCTTTTTTTCCTATATGATATGGGGATTTAATAAAGTTGTCGAGCCAGACTAAAATTTGAGGTGTAATTTTTAAATCTTCTGGAAATTCTATAAAATATGTTTTTATGTCTGCATATTTTTGAACGAACTCAATTCCTTGATCTGATAATCGTAGTCCGCCGTCGTCTTTATGTCTAAAGTTTAGCCACCAAGCATTTTTATAATCTTTAAATTTTGTATCAGTTATTTCAATACTTGCTGCTTTTAAAAAAACAGTTGTAAATTGATCTTTTTGTTCAATTTTAATTTTTGATTTCTTCACCGGTAGTCAACTTATAAACTGAGAAGTCAGAAGTCTTAAACATTTTATTTAATTTTTTAGCAAGGTTGTGCGCATGGCCTGGATTACTAAATGAAACTTTTTTATATTTTGGTCCAGGATAGCTTGCAACCATACTTCCGCTTTTTAGATTAAAGGGCTGGCCCTTATAGAATACGGCCCAAATTGCTTCCGCTTCTAAAATCTGTTCTAATTTATAATTGTCCTTACTTCCGTATTCTAAAAGAACTTTTGGTTTAGGTCTACTCATAATGCGTATCCAAATTATATACGCATATATTTATCTTTTTTAGAAAGACCCGCCATCCATCTTAACTTCGACTACACCCTGGTTAGTTTCTAATTTTTTAAGTCTTTCGTTGATTTCTTGAATATGATTAGCCATTTTAGAGGTTAAGATGGATAAATCAGTTATAATCTCTCTGGCTTCTTGAGTAGTAATACGTATTTCTTTTTGATTGCTTAATTCTGCACTTTTAAGTCTTTGAACCAATTTTTCTACGCTGGTTAAACGATTTGGTAAATTATCTACTGACATTGTTTATGGCCTGTTTTAAATCACACTCACTTTTATAAGGTCCTCGGTAATCATATCTTTGCAAAGTAATCAACTTTGGACAAAAACTTTTTACCCAACCTTTTTCAAATTTAATTATATAGTGTCCTGCGCAATAAAGACTTTTGCTGTCCTCACTTTTTGTAAACAGAGGCAGTTTTCTTTTAATATCATATAAGGGATTATGCGGAACAACACTCGTAGCATAACCATGTACTTCTAATTCTTGAGCATTGTGACTTTCTTTAATAATTTTAGCAATAAAAAAATCGTTGCCAAATTGTTTTGTTAAACTTTCTTTATTTTTAAAAATTTTAATTCCTGTGGAATTACTCATCACGAATCGATCTTCTTCATCTTTTCGAAGTGTTGCATATCGATTGCCATCTTTTTCTATCACCCAAAATTTATTTTCAATGATTGGTTTTGCATGTAACTCTGTCATCATACTTCCCTTGTCATTAGTTCTGTTGCTTTATATCTTGCATTTAACGGTTCTGCATAAGTCTGCGCCTGTTCAGAAATCTTTTTTAGGTCATACAGATTGCAAAACTTTAATAATTTAATACCAACTTGTCCAACATCTTTGTTTGCTGATATGGATTCGTTAATTGTATTTTTAATTATTTCTCTAATCTCAATTGGTTGCTTTCTTAAATCGATTAACAGACAATTTCTTTGATAATCATCAAGTACACGATGTTCTTGGCCTTCATGATCAATCCATCGTTGCAACATTAAATTGTTCCAACTAAACCCCTTACTATTTCTATCAGCAAATGCTTCTGTAAGACCAACTTTATTTTTTGTACCTTTCACACGAACACCCGGATATGCACTAAAGATATTATCACTAGTGTCTCCTCGCATACATTTTTCAAATAATAACCATTCGGGGTCAGGAGCAGCTTTTGCTTCTTTGGTTTTTTTATCAATAACTGATTTTCCCTTGTCGTCAAAATAACCTTCGTGTGTAATAGTTGTTTCAGTTATTCCGTTATATTGTTTAACATTGGAAGCAATTAATTGTACAAAATCAGTATCGGTTGAAATAATAACATGATCGTCATTAGGATGACTCTGAATCCAACCAGCAATTAAATCGTCAGCTTCCAATTGCGGATGTTGCATCACAGTACAGTTAGTTTTATCTGTAATAAACTCTTTAAATGTATCAAATGCTTCCCAAAATAGTTTATCTTCTTCCTGTTGAGAGGGGGTAAGAGCAGCCCTAGTTTCTGCACGATTGCGTTTGTAAGGAGCGTAGTGATCCTTACGCCAACTGCGTCCTTCGAGACAAAATACTACATGAGATCCATTAAAATCTTTCCATGCTTTTTTAATAGAATTTAAAGTAATATGAAAAGCCATACCGAGCTTCATATCAGTATCGCCATTAATTACATGACGAGCACGAAAAAATGTATTAGCCGTATCGACTAGAATATATGTCATGAAACCTCAGATTTTCCTGAACCAATTTGTTGAACATTAATATAACCTGCACCGCGACGATCCATATTAATACCTTCATCTCCCGCAATATCATTACATAATGCACGGAACCAGCGATCTACAATTTCTTCGTCTGGGTCACCGTCAAGACCATAGCCTTGTTGTTTTAATTGTACAACAAAGTATTCATTCCAGTCAAGTTCAAAAAAACCGTTTCTTAAATTTTCTTTATTAACATGTGTTTGTAAAACTGCAACCCAAGGTTCTTTTTTTCTAGTAGCACGTTCTTTTGGAGTTATTTTAGCAAGTTCTTCTTCTTCTTGTGCTTTTACAGTTTCTGCAACTGCTTTATCTCTTGCAGCTTGTAATGCTTCTTTCTCAGTTTCTAATTTTGCTTTGGTTTCTTCAATTTTATCAATACCAAATATTTTTTTAATATATTTTTTCATTAAGTTCCCCACTCATTTTTAAATAATGGTACCTGTAAACGATCTGAATAACGTAATCCGTTCTTCATTGCTAATTCAGCGACCCTACGATTATTAAGACTATAAACAGACTCCACCCCGCCAACTGGCATAAGATATACGGGTCCCGCAAACCCTTCGGCTCTGTAAATGTCGATTGTTTCAATTGCTTCTTCTGCATCTTCTTCTGTCGCTACTACAAATTTAAGATATGTGTAGCCTACCTCCTCATATTCGCGTATAACATCTGGACGAATTGCTTCATGCCGTTCCTCCCCAGAACAACTTAGTTTGGCACTAACTGAAAACGTAAGTTTATTGTATCCTCTTTCTTTTAAACCCCATTTAATCAAATAATCTTTAAATTTAGGATCAAGTTTTTGAGTACCATTTGTTTCAAAAGTAATTTCTTTCAAAGATTTCATTTTAGGATGTTCTAGCAACTCAGGATAAGCACGTTGCCACCCTAGTAACGGCTCACCGCCTGTAATGACTAGATGCTCATCACGCCATTCATTAAACGGAATAATTTCCATAATGCGATCTACAATAGCTTCACTAGTAAGCATTGGACTAAGATCTTTAAAAGCAGGATGCCAGCTAGCATAACTATCACATCCTGTAGACACTAGAGGAAGTTCTTCGTATTTTTGAAACGATTCAATATTTGCATGAGTGTATGCAATGTCATCTGCTTCAATGCTAATCTTACCGTGTGGCATACCAAAGCCTGCACATTTAAAGTTGCATCCAAATGTACGTAAGAAAACAGAAGGCACACCCATATAGCGTCCTTCACCTTGTATGCTGTAAAACAGCTCTGCAATTTTAATTTTACTCATAATTTATTATACATTCTTTTTTAACAATTGCCAAGTACCATCACCTTGATCAATCCATTCTAATGTATCACCTTCTTTCCATCCTGCTTGTTCTAGCAGATCCGGAGGAAAGGTCAACATGCAATCTCCAGTTTTGGGATCCTCTTCTACTTCAAGTGTCCAGCTTTTCAATTTCAACTCCTGATTTTTTTAAAAATTCAATACCCGAATCGTCTCTGTATCCTTGCCCATAAAATACTCTGCGTATTCCAGATTGATAGATTAATTTAGCACATTCGATGCATGGACTGTGAGTAATGAATATGTCTGCTCCATCTCCGCTGTCATTTGATTTTGCTAATTTAGCAATAGCATTTGATTCTGCATGAAGAACTTCTGGACGAGTTTTATAATTATATCTTGATGTTTTTTTATATACAGTATCGTCGCTGAATTGTTCCAACGTTTCTTCTGTATACGGCCACCGTTCTTCTATTTCGTCTGGATTTAGCCAGCCCCCGGCATCTTGATCCATGTATTGTTTTGTTTCGCAATCGTTATCCCACCCGGCGGGCATACCGTTATAACCAATTGAAATAATTCTATCATTCTTAACTACAATAGCACCAACATGTAATCTACGTGCATAACTAAGTTCTGCAAAAATTTTTGCAGTTTCCATATATGTTTTTTTAAATTTTTCTTTCATACATATTCGCTTACCAATAGTCTGCACATTAACGCATCTTTTTCGTCACGGAAACAAAATTTCATTGCATTTTCGCTCACTTCTGTAGTGTATTTGTTTCCCGGTAGACCAAAGTGTTCTACTACGTCAGCGCAAACATTATTCCACCAAATATTACTTTGATAACCGGTCCACGGTATTTGTATAATATTCATTCTGGTAGGGGAGTAAATCTTTGTAAAAAGCTTTCAATGTAACAACTATATTCTTTAATTTCTTCGTTAATTACTTTAATATCTCGATAGTAAACCCAGGTATGTTCATCAACTTCAATAACATTTATTACCTGAAATATTTTACCATTTCCTGTTCCCCATTTAGATCCTTGTTTTACCATTTTTTATAATTTCCTTTCTCTGGTATAACGTGACGAACTCCGCCTGTTGGGTCTTCCATATCGCCCTTGCGTCTTGGAATTAAATGAACGTGTGGCCAACCTACTGTTTGCCCAGCTGCATTGCCGTAATTAAAACCAACGTTAAACCCGTCACATGTACCTTCGTCTACCATACGCATACCATCACGAACAGCACTTTCAAATGCATCCATTAAGACTGCGACAGTATTATATTTAGGCACAAATAAAAGATGCCCTTCTGTAACAGGATACTTGTCGTAGAAAACTTTTACATGAAAGTCTTCTTCTAGTAAGTTATCCCATGGTGCCTTACTATCTTCAATAAAAGGAGGTTGATCCTCCATTATAGATTGTTTCATTTTGCCCACCATTCCTCCCACGGAAAATCAACCCAAACATTGTTTTCTGCTTTATTAATTTCCATTCCTACATAATCCATTCTATATTGAAAATCACTAGATAGATTATCAACTAATACTGCAAATTTAACATTTTGATTCCATACATTATTCCAATTAGGATTGTCAGGAAAACAACTAGATTTCCAATCATTAACGATCCAGTTAAATGTTGCTCCTGTATCGTTAATATCGTCAACAACTAAAATATTTTTATAATCTAGTGCATCTTCAGCCATCCATAGATTACTTTCTCCGCCTAACTGATCTCTTAGGCTTACACCCAGGGTATGCATGGGTATTGAAAAATAGTGACTTAACATTACAGCAGGAATTAGTCCGCCTCTAGTTAAACCTACAACATAATCTGGTTTCCAATCGCTAACAGTAATATCTCTAGCAATTTTAGAAACTAGATTAGACATTTTATATTGATCTAGTATGAGCTTGTTCATAACGTTCTTTTAAATATTGTTCATGTTGTATCCACCTACCGTTAACATCAAACCCCCATTCTCTTTTATGGGGTCCTGGCATAAACAGTGTCCAGCAATCTACACCCGGTTCCAATTCAATTCGATGGTAACTTTCTGCACTACAAGTTCTAAAATGGCCGGCTCCTCTCCAAAATTTTCCCCTTGGAGTAGTTTCCCAGTAGCCGCCTTTAAGAATTAATGTAGCATATGGCCAAGGATGATCGTGAAGATCATCCGGATCACCTTTTAAAAATTTATGTAAAAAAATATTAAAAGGAAATTTATTTCTTTCTTTAAGAAAAAGATAGTATCTTTCTAAATACGGTTCGTTACTCATACGATCCATAATAATTCTTTTACGGCCTAATTTTTCCAAAAGTTTGAGAACTATCAATCATCCTCTCCTTGTAACCAGCGGTCAACCATTTGTTCTGCTTCTTGTTGAGATAACGCTACAACTTTAAACCATGCACATTCCTGATTTGCTTTAATATCAAATGGAATGCGGCCACCTCTAAATTCTATGGGACCGTCTAACATACGCTTAACTTCAAACGTTTGTAAATTTTTTACACGATTAATTAAGTTATTTGCTACTTCAACGGAATTCATGAATGTCCTTTCATGCTTAGGCAGATATCATAAAACTCTTGTTTAAGTGCCGGATCAGTTCCAAATGCACCTAACATAATTGCAGTAGTCATATCGCTTTCATGCTCACGAACACCTCGCATAGTCATACAATGATGTTCTGCTTTAACTACTACTGCAATATTTTCAGTCTTGGCATATTTTTTTAGTGCGTCTGCAATTTGCGTAGTCATTTCTTCTTGAATCTGGGGTCGTTCGCAAATGTGATGTACCAATCTGTTGAACTTACTGAGTCCGATAACTTCCCCCTCAGGTATGATGCCAACCCAACATCTACCGACGATATTTTGGAAGTGGTGAGCGCAAGTTGAACGGATACTAATAGGACCAGTAGTGTAAAGACTCTTATAGCCCATGTTAGGGAAAGCCGTAACCTTTGGAACATTTTTGTAACGTCCTCCAAAAGTTTCTCTGACGAACATCTTTGCCACTCGTCTAGCTGTGTCTTGAGTATTATGATCATTTTCTGTATCTATAATTAATGAATTTAAAACGCCTTGAAATTGACCTGCTACTTCGTCAACTAATTGATCTACTTCATCTTCATTTTCAATAAAGTCCGCAATATTATCATTTGCATGGAAACGAGCATTTGCTGCTTTAATTCGTGAACGAATTACTTCGCTGATATTTTTTTCTCTTGGGACAATGATATCTAAATCTTCATCATTGCTTTTGTACATATTTTCATAAACCATTTTTTATTCTCCGAGTTATAGTCGTGGATGACATTATTATTTTAACATCTCCAATAGTTTATTACAACTAAAATAATTTTTAGTTAAGTAATCTACCTGTTTATTTAGGCGTGGTAGAAAAGATTGATAATTTTCCATGTAGTAAACAATCCTATCTACAACTTCTTTTCTGTGCATTTTATATTTTTCAAAAGATTCTGTCCACTCTGAAGGATATGTAAACTCTTCTAGTGCCATTTCTTTGTAACTTAGACGTCCGGGCACCATTGGAATAGAATTAACAACAGCACCCTCGTACCAACTGATACCTAAAGTTTCTTGTAAATTAGCTGAGAATACTAATTTACTTTCTCCTAACAAATTATGATATTCGTTTTTTGTCAGTTGTCTTTCTTGACAAACAATAAATTCATACTGAGGTAATTGATCTTTTAAGTCTAAAAAGATATCTAATTGTTTTTCTGGAGCCAATCTGTGCGGAAAAAGAATAACATCTTTCTTTTCCATACCTTTATACATACTCAAAGTATCTTCCATATACTCCATTGGCCAACCTGAACGAACAATTTTGCCACTGTCGTAGCGTTCGTCCCAGTCTTGTTTCCACCACGGATTTTCACTAGTGTATCCGTCATTAAGTAATTGTTTCATAAACAGATGTACATGAAACTCTGTGGCAAAATAGTTGTGGTCAAATGCGTGATAGAAACTCTTCTCAGCATTTCTAACCCAAGGTTTGTTACCAACTAATCGCCCTAAAAAGTCTTGGGGATCATAACTACCAGCATGCCATAAGCCGTGTGTAGTCACTGGAATACTCAGTAACTCGCTCATGTATTTTAAGTTTATGATGCCTGGATGCCAAGCATCAGTAAAAATAAAGTGGTCGCCGGGATGAACGGATCCGCTACAAAATAAACGGCCCATCTGCTCCACTTGACTAGCTTTATATATATTAGTGCCGCCAAAGTTGAGAAATGCTCCAGGAGTGGTAGCACTAGGAATGTCCGTAGGACCTGATATAATGTTGACATTGTGTCCTGCCTTTCGTAAGAGTGCAGGTACATGAGTCTTCCATTGACCCGTGTACCTTGTCTCAACTGCTTCTAGATCAACGAGAAAAATTCTGCTCATTGCGGCGACCGTTATTGTCCCAACGAGGCTTGTTGCCTAAATATGGGCGTCTTGCTGGACGACGACTTGCCAGGTAAGACTGATAAGTTGTAGAATCTCTCTTATAGAGATCTGCAGGATTAAATGGTTGCAGTTCCAACCTGCACCAATCTAGATATGCATCTAGGTCATCAAAGATCCGAACAACGTCGGGGCGATTTTCGAAATAGGAATAATCCTTGTAATTCTTAGCCATAATAGCCTCTTTTAATATTTGATAAATGAACCATTTTCTCCGTCTTCGGAGACCTCAATCCAGATCTCACGACCCGGATACTTCAGTGCGATGATGTTGTGTAATTCATCACTCATCATCTCACAGCTCTTGTGATCGAGGCTCAGAACTGAACCTTGACCCATATACAACGCTTCAAGCCATCGCTTGAATTGGATGAATTCGATGTCCCTGTCATTGTGGAGCACAGAGATCCACACCCTGAAATGAAAGATGTGACGATGAGGATTGGCCAAAAACGAAACATCATATTCATCTCCTGTGGCTAGATT